TGACGGAGAACACAGATGGAGAGCCGCAACAGTACTTGGATATACTGAAATTCCCGTAGTCTTCGTTGAGATGACTCCCGAACAGATGAGAATTGCAACGTTAAGACATAATCGTGCAAGAGGAAGCGAGGATTTGGAATTGTCAGTTCAAGTATTAAGAGATTTGCAAGAACTTGGGGCTTTGGATTGGGCACAAGATTCTCTTATGCTCTCCGATGATGAAATCAATAGATTGCTCGATGACATACCAGTTCCAGAAGCACTTGCAAACGATGACTATTCTCAATCTTGGAAACCGTCTGAACTCTCCGATGAAGACAACCAAATTACAGACACTTCATCAAGGCAGGTTGATGGCACTACTCACGGTGGAGAGATGATAACTGCTGCATCTTCAAAAGCTGTTGAAACTATTAAAGAAAGACAGGCTTTAATTCAGGTTGCTAAGAATGAAGAAGAAAGAGAAATGGCAAGACAGCAAACAAAACTATATCGTGTAAGTTTGATATTTGCTAATGAAGAAGCTGAAATTATTGAAAAGGTTTTAGGAAAAGAGCCAGCTTTAAAATTACTTGAATTATGTAAAAAGGAATTTAATAACGAATAATGTCAGGTAGTTGGGAACATATACCTTGGGAAAGAATGCCCGGAGAAACTGATAAAGCGTTCAAGGCTTTCTGTACCTATCGTGATCTTAGGCAAAACCGAAGTTTTAGTGCCTTATTAGATAAACTTGGCAAGAAAAGCAAAACACAGTTTGCGGTCTGGTCAAGAAAGTATAATTGGCAAGCAAGGGTTAGTGCTTTTGATGATGACGAAGACAGAAAGAACCGTATGCGTCAGCAAGAAAGCATTCAAAAGATGAATGAAAGACAAGCAGGACAGGCAGAGACTTTTCAAAGAATTATCTTCTTGCCTGTTACTGCCTTTTCTGAAAGACTTAAAAAAAACAAAGACAATAAAACACCAGCAATTGAAGATTTGAATAAACTTACAACTATTGAATTAATAGAACTAATTGTTCAAGTAAGCAAATCTTTTGGTAATTTGGTCAATATAGAGAGGATTGCTCGAGGTGTTCCAACTGAAATCGGTCGTAATGAAAACACCATTGTATTTGACAACAAAAAAGATAAGTTTGGAGAATTAGTAGCAAATGACGAAAAAGCAACAAACGCTCTTCTTGAATTCCTCGATGCCGTGGGAAATACTCAAAACAGCAAGCCCAGCGACAATGGCGATGCACATAACGAAGGGACGTTACCAGATAGCTCCACACATCAACATCCTGAACAAGAAACTTCTTGATGTTGCCGGTGGTCGGATAAAACGACTGATAGTTAATATGCCTCCAAGACATGGTAAATCTGAACTTATTTCAAGGTATTTTCCTGCTTGGTATTTAGGCACATATCCCGATAGAAGAATTATTTTGGTTTCTTACGAAGCTGGATTTGCTGCATCTTGGGGTAGAAAAACAAAAGAACTTCTTGAAGAACACGGAGAAGATTTATTCGGAATTAAATTAAATAGGCTCTCAAATTCTGCATACCGTTGGGATGTTTTAGGTCAAGAAGGTGGACTAAATGCTACGGGTGTTGGTGGTGCTATTACTGGTAAGGGTGCTAATGTTTTAATTATTGATGACCCTGTTAAAAATGACGAACAAGCTAATAGTAAGACTTATAGAGATAAAACTTATGATTGGTTCAGAGCTACTGCTTATACAAGACTTGAACCTGATGGAGCAATAATCGTAATTATGACCAGATGGCATTTCGATGATTTGGCAGGTAGATTAATAAACGACCCTGATTCTGATGATAAATGGGAAGTTTTGAGTTTTCCTGCTATTGCAAAAGAAAATGATTCTTTGGGTAGAGATGAAGGAGTGCCATTATGGGAATATAGATACCCTGTTGATAAACTAAACAAGATCAAAAGCCAGATTGGTTCTTACTGGTTTTCTGCTTTGTATCAACAACAACCAATTGCTACGGAATATCAAATCTTTAAAACAGAATGGTGGAAAGAATATTTTGACTTGCCAAGCGGTTCTTTACTGATTCAATCTTGGGACACAGCTTTTAAAGAAAAAGAGCAGAATGATTTTTCTGTATGTACTACTTGGCTACTTTCAGATAAAGGATATTATTTAGTTGACTATTGGAGAGCTAAGGTATTATTCCCTGACTTGCAAAGGCAAGTTGTTATGCAATATCATAAGCACAACCCAAATGTGGTTTTGATTGAAGATGCGGCAAGTGGTCAAAGTCTAATACAAGTTCTTCAACGTGATACAAAGATTCCAATTAAACCAATTCAGGCAATCAGGGACAAGGTTACAAGGGCACACTTGGTAACACCACTAATCGAATCTGGAAAGGTTTTCCTTCCTAAAAACGCACAGTTTTTAGCTGACATCGTTAATGAATGTTCTGAATTCCCTTACGGTAATCACGATGATATAGTTGATAGTATCACACAAGCATTGGACTATTTAAGAAGAAGAAGTTCAGGAGATAAATCACTTTCATATCTGAGCAAATTAAGCAGAAAGCAAGATAATTATTTCACTAATTATTGAGAAATTTATGATGGGTTTAATCAATAGAATTAAAAATGTTTTTTCAGAAAAAAATGATACTGGCAAACGACCATATCCTCTTGGAGTAATAGCCACAAGGCAAGCTTTTCTCTTTAGTGCTTTAAATGAATTGCTTCCTAATCCTGATGTTATACTTCAAAAGAATAATGAAACTCTGGAGACATACAAGAATTTTCTTTATGATGCACACGTATCAAGTTGCGTTCAGTCGAGAAAAGCAGGAGTTTTAAGTTTGAATTGGGAGATAAACAGAGGAGGAACAAAAAGTACTGAATCGGAGTTTATTGAAGAAATATTCAATAGTTTAAACCTAAGGCAAATAATTTCTGAAATGCTTGACGCTCCTTTATTTGGATTCAAACCGATTGAGATTTATTGGAGTGAAGTAGAAGGTAAAATAGTACCTAAAGAGCTCAAAGGCAAGCCTTCTTGGTGGTTTGAGTTTGATAGTAATAATATGCTTAGATTTAAAGATAGACACAAACCTAATGGAGTTTTGCTGCCAAATAAGAAGTTTTTACTGCTTCAACATAATGCTACTTATGATAATCCTTACGGTGAGTCTATCCTTGCCAAGTGTTATTATCCTGTGATTTTTAAAAAAGGTGGAATGAAACTTTGGTCAGTTTTCACTCAGAAGTATGGAATGCCTTTTCTTCACGGTAAAATAGGACTTGGAAAAGGACAAGAAGAAGCTTATGAGTTATTCAATGTATTGGAGAAACTACAACAAGACGGAATCGCTGTTACTGAAGAAGAAGTTAATATTGATATTCTTGAATCATCTAAAACAAGTTCTGAAGATGTATATAAGAACTTGCTTCATTTTTGTAATGCAGAAATCTCCAAAGCGATACTCTCACAAACTCTTACAACCGAGCAAGGAGATACTGGTTCTTATGCTATGAGCCAAACGCACTTGCAAGTAAGGAAAGATGTAGTTGATGCAGATAAACAACTTGTAGAATACTGGCTAAATAAGCTGATAGAATGGATTATTGAATTCAATTTTGAATCGGTATCAGAAATGCCACGTTTTGTAATGTATGAAGAGCAAGACGTAGATATGACTTTGGCACAGCGTGACCAAACACTTTCTTCAACCGGGCAAGTGAAGTTTACTAAAGAATATTTCAAACGGAACTATGGATTCAAAGATGATGAAATAGAAATTTCATTTGAACAAACAAAGCCCCAATTCTCCGAATCTGATAAAATCAGAGAGAAGTCAGCTTTTGATATTTCTCAATTTGATGAACTTACTCAATCCGTCTTAAAACCAATACTTGAAATGATAAATAAAAGTAGGAGTTACAATGAAATCCAAGACAAAATGATTGAAATGTTCCCGGAATTAGACACTAACTTACTCGAAGACTATTTAGCAAAAGGTATTTTATTAGCAACTGGGAGTGGTATTATTAGTGCAAAGTGAGAAGTACATAGTAGAGTTTTTCAAAAGCACAGGGAAAATACCTAAATTAAGTGGTTTTAGTTTTGAAGATCCATTTCAAACTGCTTTCAAATTGCCACCTGAAAGAGCAATAGAGTGGTTAAAACAAAGAGGTAAGAATCTTAAAATATCAAGTGATTGGGAAGAACTTGATGCAGAAGCACATAATAAAGCTTTTACTGTAGCAAAGGTTATGAGTGCCGATATTCTCCAAATGATTTATGATTATGTTGAAAGAGCAAAATCAGAGGGAATGACTTTAAGTAAATTTCAAACAATGTTATTGCCTCGCTTAGAAGCAGCTGGTTGGACTGGTGTAACTCAATCTCGATTAAAAGTCATTTATGATACAAATATGCAAATGGCTTATGCTCAAGGAAAATATCGTCAGCAGAAACTTATATCTCACATTTATCCATATTGGAAATACACACAGATTCAAAGACCTACAAAAAGACATAATCATAGTTTACTTCTCAATAAAGTCTTTAGGCACGATGATCCGATTTGGGATTTGATATACCCTCCATCAGGTTTTGGTTGTAAGTGTTCTGTTACACCTATTAAAGACGGTACTAATGCCGAAGAAGGCACAAAATATTTAAGACAACTTAGAAGGTCTAAAGACTTTACATTACACCCGGCATATACTTGGAAAGTGGACACATCAAAGTATGTTAAAGACTTGAGATATCAGCTTGATAAAATACTAAAAACAAAAGCCGCTTTATTTGATAAGATATTAAATGATGAAGTATTATCAAAAAAAATAACTGAAAACTTTAAAAAGCAAACCGAAGAAAATTTAGGACATCATCAAATTGCAGAAATCTTAGGATTTACTGAAAAACCACAAATCAAAGAGAAAACAGAAATTGACAAGTTGAATTCTTTAGATTATTACGTATGCTATCGTGGACTAAATGGTTTGGAATATTATGAGCAATTCAAATATGGTGATTATTTTTCTGGTAGGGGTATTTTCGGATGTGGAACTTACGCAGCAATTGAAGACATTGATTTAACAAGACCCTACACAAATCAGAAGCAAGTAATGAAAATCTTATTCCCAAAAAATGCCAATATTGTATCATACAAAGAATTAGATGAAGATTTTGCAAAAATTGATAATGAATTAAATCTTATAGCTTGTAAAAATTTAGGATTAAGACCTAATGAGGATAAAATTCTTTTAGAAGAAATGGTTAATAACATTGCAAAATTATCAGAAAAAGAGAAAAAAGAATTGGCAGAAAAATATACTGAAATTTATCATAAAATATCTGATGAAGTTCAGAAATTAATGCGGGATGGATATTTTCTAAATGATATTGGTGTTTATGCTTTATTAAAAGGCTATGATGCAATCATCGTTGAAGACAGGAAATATATGGTTATAATGAATCGTTCTAAGTGTATTGTTCAAAAGGAAAATGAGGAGTTGCCGGTGGAATTCAGTGAAAAGAAAATTGTCAATATGCCTGCTGATTTAAGTAGAAGACTTGGTAGAGTGTGGGGACTTATTCCTCATTATTGTAATGTCAAAGCTATTGAAGTAGTTAGAATGGCTTCTAAAATTGCTTCCATTCAAAAATTTGAAGACCTACCCGAAGAGGTTCAAAAATGGGTTGTTGTTGCCGAGGAGAATATTGGAGAAGATAATGATTAGTAATGACATAATCAATTCGCTTTCCAGAAAGTTCATAGAATTGCAGGAGCAATTTAATGACCTTACACCTATACTTGAAGTAGTGTCGGCTCTTATTGAAAGAGCGATTTCTCAAAATTTTGATGCTCGTGGTCGTTGGGATGGAAATGAATCTGATATTTCAATCCTTTCCAGTGGTTCTCAGAAATGGAAAGCACTTGCTTCTTCCACAAAGGAGAAATACCAAAGACTTGGTTGGGAATTAGAACCTACATTAAATCGTTCAAAAGGTCTTATGTCAACAATTGAAGTAAGACCGCAAGGCAAATCATCAATAGTAATATCTGCAAACTCTCCTTATGCGGCTATTCATCAATTTGGTGGAACTTTAACGCCAACAATTCCGATTACTTCCAAAATGAGAAAGTTCTTCTGGGCAAAGTATTACAATACAGGATTAGTAAATTGGAAAGCAATGGCTCTCACAAAAAAGAAAGAGCTGAAACCCACCAATAAAATCCCAGCTCGACCCTATATCACTTTGACCCAAGAGGATTGGGAGGAGATAGTTGAGTTAATGATAAAAACTTACTAATAAATTATTTAATTTTAACAAACTTTTCTACAATCCCGCCAACTTTAACAAAGTAAACTCCAGAACTGAAGGATGAAATATCAATAAAATAATTTCTGCCAAAAGTAGAATGATTAATCAAGGGCAGAGATTCTATTAAAACTCCCATTGCATCATAAATCTCGACGTTTTTATCGTCTAACTCATTATTTAATTTGTTAAAGTTTATTGTTATATAGTCATTAGCCGGAATTGGTGTTATTAATAAAGTATTGTATGGGAGGACACTTTCCTCCACCGAAGTTATCGGGGATGCCACAAACCGAAATGTATCTAAATCTTTATCAATATTTATGCTGTAAGCCCATGGAGTAAATTTGTATTCTTTGCTATAGGGTATCATTTCATAAGTACGTTTTTGTTCTATTTTGGGGAATATAAACTTACCATCTTCTGTACTTATTGTTGAGCTATCGCCAATGGTGAGTGGTATATCTTTTAAGCCATCGCCACCACTTGTAACAATTTCTCCGCTAACAGAATAAAATGTTCTAAGGTCTATTGCATTAAAATCTATACCACTTGTATCACTTGTTAGGTCCAAGTCATATTGTATTGGTGTGTAATCAAAAGGTTTGTAATAGTATTCTACTAAATCTCCATCATGATATTTATTTTTTGCTTTTACAGTATGTTTACCTTTTGCTACTCGAGTAAACTTATAATATCCGTTCGAGTCTGTCATTGTTATTCTAAAACCAAGTTCTATTGGTATTCCGGGTTGCCCTTCATTTCCTTCCCATACTCGTCCGCTTATTGTTATTGTATCTTCAGGTTTTGGTGCTAAGTTATCTTCGACCATTCTGTATATTTCTCCATCAAAATTTGCTATTATTGGAACAGAACCCGCATATCTTACTTTCATAGTTGGTGGTTGGTGAATTGAATCATGTAGCTTAGTTTCATAAATCCAGGATTCGCCACCATCGTAAGTATATACTATTTTGCCAAACTGACCAACTGCAATTCCCGTCAAACTATCTTTGAAAGCAATGCTCTGCAATCCAAAAGGTGGGAAATACTGCTTATTAAATTTGCTTCTATCGGAGCGAAAATCCAACACTCTTCTCCAAGTCCTACCACTGTCTGAACTTTTGAATATAGCATCATGACAACTACCTCCACTCATTCTATCACTTCTGCCACATGTATAAACATATTTATTATCAATAATGAACATATCATCTGTACCTATTCCAGTACCAACTCTGTACATTTCATATTCATAAGTATTTATATTGAATTCACAAAAGAAAGTTCCTTGAATACCACGAGAATTTCCAACTATGCAATTTATGATGCTGTCATTCTTGAATTGTGGTAAAGAAAAAGTAAAACTTATACTATCATTTTTCTGCCAATAATTTTCGTAATTATATGTTTTCCAGCCATCTTTTGTAACTAATAAGGATAAGTTACAGGCAACTCCTATGCCTCGATTTTGCATTTTCAAATGCTTTATTTGGTAAATATGGTTTGTATCTAAATATATTTTTTCCACATCTTTACCATTATTTACTGATTTGAAGATTGTTCCTTTTGAAAAATTCAAAAAAAATGAATTTGAATCAGGGCAACTCATACCATAATCATCAATATAAATATTTGTGGCATATATCAATTTCCATGTTTTTCCCTGATTTGTTGAATTATAAATTAATTTATCATTTGCTCCTGTGCTAAAAAATATATTAATATAATTCGAATCAAGTACTTCAATACTTTTAGGATGTTGATCATATATGTAATGCGTCAGTTCCCATTTATTTTGAGAAAATATTGTTATTGGCAAC